ATGGTCGGCGTGGACGACACCATAGAGATCGCCTCAATTGAGCACAAGTCAGGCACCAACGTACCGCTCCTTGCCGTCCTATCTTGCCTCGGCCTGCTGGGAGGCCTCATCCTTGCGTTCCTGCCCCGCCCTCGAACTGCACCCGAAGCAGCCGCCACGCATCCTGCCATCACACCCTTGGAGCCGCGTTCCTTAGTCACCCCGCCACCGGACCTGGAACGGCTGAACCATTTCCTGGCCGACAACTATTGCCGTGAGGACCTCGATCTGGCAACCGTGGCCACCGAGCTGGCCTTGCCACTTCGCCGCATCACCAATCTGCTCAACGGCAACGGAGAGAGCTTCAAGGCAACCCTCAACCGCCTGCGCCTGCAGGAAGCACGACGCCTATTGTTGGAAACGGACCTCCAGGTCTCGGAGATCGCCTTCAAGGTGGGGTACGGCAACGTCAGCCACTTCAACCGTGTGTTCCGCGAACGATTCGAAACCGCACCTGGCGCCCTGCGGGCGGCTTTGCAGAATCCGTCAAATCCTGTGCAGAACCTGCAAACGGGCGAAAGCGACAAGGATCCGAACGAAATCAACTGAACAGTCCCCCCACGATTCGCGACATTCCCCCAAATGAACGGAGGAGTGGCAATGTGCAGATTTCAATGCGTTCTTGGGTTGTCCGTAATCCTCGCAGCCACTTCCAGCGCAGCTATCGAACGCCTCTCAAATCCAGGTTTCGAAGACGGAAGCAGCGCATCGCCTAGCTGGTGGGTCAATTCCTGGGGAACTCCGGCCCCGAACGGCACCCTTTCCACAGCACCATCCTCCATGGAAGGGCGCCGAGCTCAGAGGCTACAAGTCACGGGAATCGGAAAGCAGAATGGCTGGATCTACCGGCAGGATATGCAAAAGCGGAAAGGATGAGACAAAGCAAGCCGCTCCAAATCGGCCACAAACCCGCATGAATGCTAGGTTTCTTCGTCTCAATGAAGCGACCAAAGAAATTTCATGCCAACGCAAAAGCGGAAAAGCGCGTAGGGGTCTGTCTCATTTGGCCGTTCACGAGCAATCCACGGTAGATATTGTGAAATGGCCTAGAATCCCCATTTGATCGGCGTTCCAGGCCATTTCACACGAAAGTCATGCCGCGCTCGTGAGACAGAACTTTGCCGCGCTTGCCGCGCCTGAGTCGGAAATTTTCAGACGTCGACCGTCTGGCACAGAAGGCCGTACAACGGGATGGTACATGTGGGTGGTACGGATGCCCCAGGAGGGGGAAGAAAACGCCGCGACAGCCGCCCCAGGAAACAGAAAAGCCACCCGGTGAAGGTGGCTTTTCTGTGATGAATCTCAGAATGAATCCAGCGATCCGGATCAAATCCTTCTAATCAATCGGATTAGGCAGAGGTCCTGCCCACCATCCAATAGGCTCATTCCCAAGATCACAGCTGAAAACAGGAGAACAGGTATTGCCATTTTCCGTGAGCGTGGCGCAACGATAGCCATCTCGATTCTTGTACTTCGATACGTCCACAACTCGCAGAGCAAAAGGTGAAATGCTTCGTAGCTCGCTGTTCTGCCAGTAGTAAAATCCGCTTGCGGTCGGCCTTTGATCGGTCCATTTCATATTCACAAGATACCTCCTTCGAAGCATTCCCGGCGATCCATTGCGGAGTGAATCACCAGCATGTAGAAGGGATCGATCCTCAGGATTGCAGGGGCATTCTGTGGAATCCTCACAATGCTCGATCAGATCATTCAACGGAACGATATGCGTCCATTCCATCATTCCACATCCTTCTTGATCTTGGCGTGATCCAGGATGCTTGCCACATCAGCGACCATGTAGCCCATTCGGCACTCGTCGCAGATGGTGAGTCGCCATACCAGGTCGCGCTCCCTGTCCGGCCCCGTAGCCGGTCGCGTCCTGCATCGCTTGCAGATCGGTGCGCGGCGGCTCATGCCTTCGTTCTTTCTGCGCGGATTTTATCGAGGCGCTCGCAGGCAGCGTCGAATTCGTCCAGGGTCCACCCTTTCCATTCCCGCTTTTCCTTGCGATCACTTTCGATGTAGTTGCGAGCATGGATGATCGCTTCGTTCATGGCATCCCACTCGGTTTCGACGCCACCGTCTTGCTCCAGCTGGACGCGGTCATCTCGATGCTTTGTACCAATCCGGTACAGCTGGAGGAACTCATCGACGATTGACACTTTCCCTGCGTAGAACCTGCGGGCAACTTCCTCCAGATGATCAGCCATCTCCTTCCGCATGAAGTGGGAACCAGCGAAGCTCCGGCGCAGGACTCGGAGACCTTCAACCATCATTCCAGTGTGCTTGGGGGCAAGGATTGAGGGGATGTGTTTGGCGTTCATCAATCGGCATCCTTTCCCATGCGCGGAGTCACTACATCGAACCCGGCTACCCAGACCCAGGGGTTGGCATCCCAGCGCTTCGCCGGGTCTCCCCCGTAGATGCTGTCCCACAGATCAGCGAACCAATCGCGTGCACAATCCCACCCGAGTGATCCATTGCCTTTCGGATCTGGTTCCTCTGCAGGGAAGTATCCTCCGTTATCCGTTGGATCTCCGGGAATGCATCCTTCTGACCATGCGGCCTCTTCGGTGATATCCTGCAGGCGCTCGATGCGCACGCCGGTGATCTCCAAGGTGATCCGTGAGGCCCACCGGGGCATGTGGATGGAGGGGCGCCACGGAAGGCCCGCATTGTGCGTCTCGCCATCCGCCCGGTAATAGGCCGTCTTGCCGTCGTCGCTTGACCACGTCTCGCGCACCCATAGGCGGTCGCCGGTCTGGCCATAGGGGCATTTGACAGAGTGCCGGCCTGTTGTGACCGGGCTTCCTGTCGCCTCTTTCGACCAATTGGCTGATCCATCGAGTTTTCGATTGCTCCCTTCGATTTGCCACCCGCACCAATTCCACCCATCTGGGGGTTGTGGTTTTACAATCCTCCGCGTCTGCGTCTTGCGGCCATCTAGAAGGGATCGGACCATCTGGCTATTGAAGATGATGGGGCGCTCTTTCACAGGAGTATCGCCTTCCGCTCGGCAGCGCTCGGGGTGCGCATCTGCTTGATGGACGCTCGGCCTTCGGCCTGAGTGGTCTTGGCGCGGATGACTCCCTTTGCCTTGCCGATGTCCTTCTCGGTGGAGACCGGATAGGATGCCAGGACCTTGATGCGGACCTTACTTGCGCTGGTGCGCTGGTCTGCATTGGGGTGCGGAATAGAGACGATACGACCGATCTTGGTGCGCCAGGAACCGGCCGCCTGACTCTCCCAAGCAACCAGGTCTCCGACCTTACATTCGATGTTCATTGGTGCTTTTTTCATGCCTTCACTCCGTCTCTTCTGGCGCGCTCCAGCAGCTCGCGCATGGTGTGGATTTGTTCGTAGGTTCGGGTTGGATCGGATGGGTGCAGGCGCATGTAGACGTGGCCGCTTCCCCAGTCGAAAAAAAACGGGATTTTTGGCGTGCGTTTCCATGCTCGGACCAGCGCGTGGCGCGTGTACAGCGTCGGCTTGTCCATGATGCTGTAGATGACCCAGGCGCGGGACTGCCGAATGGTGCCGCTCATCCGTTGCCACCCAGCAGCTTCAGGCGGATCTCTGCTGCCGGGCATCCGTCTTTGTCCAGGATCACGGCTGTCATGTCGGATTGTCCTGGCAGTGGATGGAACTTTTCGATCACGCAGGCCAGAAAGTCCGGGGTCACATCCTCCTTGTTGGCTCCCCAGCATCCGTTCTTGATTCGGCGTCCAGCATACACGTTTCCTGTGATCGGGCTCACGCCCAGGCGGATCAGGTTCATGGCAGGTCTTTCTGGGTAGCGGTGTAGGATGGTGCCCAGGTCTTGCCGCAGGTGCGCTGCAGGTTGCGCAGCTGATTGAGTCGGTCGGATGGGATGTGCTTGTGGCCGCTGGCCCACCGGTAGACCACGCAGGTCTCGACCGGCGGATCCAGGAGCGGCCCGACGGCGCGGGGGCCGCCGAGGGAATGGATGAGGAGCATCTGGGCGACGTGCATCATGCGTGCCCCAGCGTCCATCCGTCTGATGCCAGGATTCCGCGACGAAGCGCCTCTGCCGGTGCGTCGACGAGACGACCGGCGAACGTGCCGCTGGAGTGGACCTCGGTGCGGGGGTACATGGAGTCAGGGACGGGCACGGTGCGGCTCCACTTGTAGACGCCCAGGCTGTCTCGTTGGATGGTTGGTGCGGTGGTCATTTGGTGCGGGTCCTTTCCAGGATTGATCGGGTTTTGGCGAGGGCATCTGATTCGTCGTCGGTGCGCGAGGCCAGGCTTTCGAGGATGGGCGCTGTCGCCTCCAGGAGTTTGCGAGCCTCTAGCCACAGCATATCCGCTTGCGGGGCTGTGGCTCCTGCCGCTGCATAGGCGCGCGCGACGAGATCCCCCAGGCCGGGATGGAATGCGGGATCCTGCGGGTCGGCACTGCGGGGCATGAGGAGGATTCGCAGGCTGGTGTCGAGGATTTGGATTTGAGCGTAGAGGCGGTACTTGTGCGCGAGGATCGTCAGGCGGGTGAGCTTGTCTCCATCGTGGGTCGCCCAGATGCCGCCTCTCCCCGTATCGATCCAGGCCCTGTCGGCCTTGACCTCGGGGCGAGGCGGCGGGTCGGGAGCGAAGAGCTCCGACGCGAGACGTCGCACCCGCGCTTCAAAGGGTGGTAGCGCCATGGCTGTGCGTTTCAACCGGCCTGCAAGAGACCTTCACGCCTCCGCACTTCCCCGGCCTGCAATCCTTCGAGGCATGGAGGCTCTCTTGGTGCGCATGCGGGTCCCGATGGAGGCACGTGCTTGGACAAAGCTTGCTGGCACCGTTGCAGCGGTAGAGGGGCGCCGTCACAGGGCGCCTGCGATTGCCATGATGATGGCCATGGCTGCAGCACCCAGGACGGTGGGAAGCGCCATCTCTGTCAACGAGGCCCTGCGGGGCGGCAAGGTGGCCAGGGAATCGCCGCGCACGCGCTCGCCTAGGACCGCCGTCGAGCACGCCGCCACGGCCACCGCAGAGGCGCCAGTGAGCGAGTCGATGCGGGTAGCTTGCAGGCTGTCGCTGGCGAGCAGGTTGGCGGCGTAGGAGCAAGGCAGGTCCACGGTGCAGGCGCTGTCGCGGTTGCTGGGGATGTCGCCGGGAAACGGGGTGCGGAGTGCGCTGTCGGGGATGCGCTGGGAGACCTCGGTACCGCGGCGCACGGACAGGCGGCGCAGGGCAGCCTGGAGCGAGTCGTGGCCTTCGGCGCGCACTTGGCTCACGTAGGCGACCCAGTGAATGGAGTCGGCGTGCTGCTGGCGGATGACCTCGGACCTGGTCGAATCGAGGTTGTGCTGCGAATCCTTGAGAGCCTTGCGGGCGGTGTCCAGGCGTGCATCGCCATCGCTCGCGGATGCGTTCTGTGCGGTGTGGTACCCGGAGGCAAATCCGATCCCGATCAGGATGGCGAGCACTCCAGCGGCGGTGAGGTGTTGGGAGGGTGTCATGGGTTGGCTCATGGGAGGTCGTCTTTCGTGGCTTGTCGGATGGTGCATCCGTTGGGAGCAAGGCCCTGCGCTTGGAGGCCATCGCGCAGGGAGTGGGCGGACTCGTGGGTACCGAAGTGCGTCACGAGTCCCAGCGGGCAGCCGGGGCACAGGAGGGTCCAGCAGTAGCTGAGATCCCCCTGTGCCGTCGGCTCAACTGTCGAGACCATCGAGGTAGGCCATGACACCACCGACGATGGCGTGAGCCATCAGGTCTAGCCAAGCATCTTGACGCATCAGGTCTTCTGTTTCGGGATGGCTGATGAAGCCGGTTTCTGCCAGAGCTGCCGGTGCCTTGGTCAAGCGCAGGACGGCGAAGTTGGCCTCGCGGTCGTGGTCTCCATCCTGCAGGTCGGCGCGCCCGATCTCACGAGGGAATTGCGCCTTGATGCTCCTGAAGATCGCCTCGGCCAATGGGTCGGCCTGGGTCTGTCCGGGAGTCGTCCAGACCTCGTAGCCGTTGGGCGCAGGATTGCCCACGGCATTGCAGTGGATGCTGACGAAGAGGTCGGCACCGGCAGCATTGGCAATGGAGGCGCGCTGGTCCAGGGAAATGAAGTCGTCGCGTTCGCGGGTGAGCATGGAGGTCAGGCCTGCGGCCATGGCCAGGATGTGACCGCGGTTGGCCAGGGACAGCGTGACCAGGCTCTCGCGCAGGCTGGTGGGACCGATGGCTCCGGTGTCATGGCCTCCGTGGCCAGCATCCCAGCAAATCTTGATCGGGTATTTCATGGGGTTTCTCCAGTGGTTGAAGAGGCGTTTGTGGTAGTGGACGTGGTGACGACCTTGTTGCCCAGGTACCCGAGGGTCCCGGCCCCCATGGCGCACAGCAGAATGGTCTGCGCCACGGGAGGGATGTCGGATTTGGTGAGGGTCACGATGAAGACCAGCACCAGGGCGGAAAGGTTCGAGAGCAGGGCGATCAGGCGGCTGTTGCTGGCTGCTCCGGTCGATTCGGAAAGGAAGCCGCGCAGCCATTGGAGAATCGTCAGTTGGACCATGGGAGCCTCGGGAGCGGGAAGGTGACGGCGGCGTTGAGGGACGCCCCCGCGATCCAGTAGATGAATCGCGAGGTGTCGCCCTTGATCAGGTAGACCAACGCCGCAGCCACGCTGAATCCGATGATCACGGATGGGCAGAACTGCGAGAGGGTCATCCCAGCACGCAGGAGTTGGCGGTGATGGGGGCTGGTGTCGTGGCCTCTCCAGTACAGCTGCTGTATTCGCTCTCGTAGTTCCCTATTGGGAAGTACTCCTCCATGTTCTCGGGATTGATCCGATCGTTGGGGGCATCCGGGAACATCTCGAGCTGGGGAGTCTTGCGCTTGCGTGGGGCGCGGGCCTCGGCGATGACCTTGGCCTTGCCGCCCTTGCGTGCTTTGGCCTTCTCCTTCTTCGCTTCGGACTTGGTTTTGTCGGAAGCTTTGCGCTTGGCCTTAGCTTCGCGGAGATTCATCTCCTTCAGGATCGCTGCGCATCCACGAGCCAGGTCGGTAGGTGTAATCGGCGAAGGGTGCGTGATGAGGACGCGCTGAACCAAGGCCGGAGTCATCTTTCCGATCGATTCCGGTTCCAGTTCGACGGTGACCCCACGGGCCTTGTAGGTGGTCTTGATCTTGGGCATGAGTTTTATCTCCTACATCGCTGAGAAGTTGAGGTGGAGGCGCTCCCATTTCTTGGCGCCTGAAACGTTGGGGACAAGCTGCCGCAGTTGCAGGTACTGCCGTGTTCCGACGACCTGCATGGATTCGCGGATTAGCTGTACGGCTCGCTGCCAGCGCGGGTCCTTGAATTGGTATTTCGTTAGGCGCAGCACCAGGGCTTGGTTCACGCGACCGGATTTGTCGGTGTCGAAGCTGGTATGCGCTAGCGTCGTCAGCTCTTCGGGAGCGGTCTCTCCCAGGCTTGCGACGTATGCATCGACCAGCTCCTTGGCCTGTTGTAGACGTTCGTCCAACTTGATCACATCGTCCATCGCAAGCTCCACCTGCTTGTCGCCGGAGTAGCTCGTGAGCGTGATGTTTCCCTTGCGCGAGCGAGGGGTGTCGGAGTTCTTGTCGAGCCATTCGAGGTAGGCGCTGATCTCGTCCAGCACGTCCTTCTTGGCCTTGCGCATCTGCTCTTCCAGGCGCTTGCCGATTTTGTGGATGCGCTCCACGGCGGCATCGCGTCGCTTTTCGACGGGCGGGATGAACTTCGCAGGGCATGCCGCCCCTCGCGAGTCGATCCAGTCTCCACGATCGTTGGTGATGGCCATTCTAGGCTCCTTCTGTTGGTGTGGTGGTGGGTGTCTTGGTGGTCTTGGGTCTGGGCTTTGGCTTGCGGCGCTCCCGGTTCCAGGCGGCGCGTGTCGGGGCAGCAGGGTCGACTTGCTGCAGGGACTTGAGGATCTTGCCGACCTGGTCCTTGAGGATCCACTCGATGCGGCCGATCCGGAAGTGCTGGAGCAGGAACTCATTGAGGGCGTCTTGAGCCTCCTGCCGGGTGGGCTTGCGAGAACGCTCTACCCAGGTGGCCTCCAGCATGCGCAGCTGGGCGGGCGTGGCGTACTGGGCCTCACGGTTGGCCAGGTGCTCGAACCGGCGGCGGGCACCACCAGCGCCGGTGATGCGCATGCGGCTGTCCTTGGGCAGTAGGGCGTTGAGGTCCTGGGCCAGATCGCGCTGCTGGCTGGGGGTGAGAGCGCTGGAGGTCTCCACGCCGCACCGGTCGCGCAGCATCTGGCGGTACTGGTCGTCGGGCATGCCCAGCCGCGAGACCAGGGTGTGGATGAGTTTGGCGCTCATGCCTCGTGCCTCGCGGCTGTGTGCAAAGCGCCCTGGGCCGTGGAGATGGCTGGGCCTCCGGCCTGGATGGTGAGCAACCCGCGCTCCAGCACAGCGGCCTTGTTGCGTAGCACAGTGATGCGGGTGGACTTGTCGCGCAGGTCAGCACGAATCGCCTGCAGCAGCGGCCGCCCTGGCTCACCCAGCAGGAGCTCCAGCTCGCTGATGGCGCGGTTGGCAGAGAGGGTGGCGCTCATGCAATGGCCCCACTCACTTCGGCGGCGTAGGCGACAGCGTCGGCGGTGACAGCGGTCTTGTTGAGCCGGCTGAGATCCAGGCACCAGTCGATCAAGTCCACCAGGATGCGGGCGTTGCGTCGGCAATGCTTGTGCAGCGCGACGATGACGTCCTGCGGGACATCGCCCATGTAGGCGTGGATGAGGATCTCTTCATCGTTTGCCGTCATGGGGTCGACCTTGCGGCGCAAACGCATGCGGCTGGAGAGCTGTGCGAAGTTGTTCTGATCACCCACGATGATTTCGTTGAGGCGCGGTAGGCCGACCAAGGCGATCGGGATCTTCGCGAAGTCGCGCACGCTGCGCAGCATGTCCAAAGCGATGCGCGGCAGGTACTCGGCCTGGTCGATGATGATGAGGCGGCCGGACCCTTCCAGCTTTTCCACGATGCGCTTGAGCTGAGCATGGAGCGTGCCCTTAGGGGAAACGCTCAAGCTGTCGCACAGCTCGCAGAAGAGGTCGCGGGAGGTGTATCCCTGGTGCGCCGTGATGAGGATCGTGGCGGTGTTGTTGCGCAGGTACTCTTCCACAGCCGTTGTCTTGCCAACCCCGGCAGGCCCCGTCACCGAGATGATGGCGCGCTTGTGGGCCGCGACCTTGATGGCGTTGGTCACGCTGGCCCATGCCGTGGTCTTCACCACCGGGACAATGGGGAGCACCGCGCTTTCAGCGCGCTCCTCTTCCAGCTCCAGGTACTGACGGATTTTCTTCTCAGTACCCGCCACGTCGCCCTTGTACTTCCCGGCGAGATAGGAGCTAATTACTCCGCCAGTGCATCCAATTGCCTTGGCAACGCTTGCCTGAGTTATTCCGTTTTCTGTCATGTGCGCCTGAAGCTTCAGGGCCAGATCCGAGGTATTGCGCGGTGTTTCGTTTGGCATGATCTCTCCTTGGGAATGGGTCATCCTGCGGCTGCGACCTGGTCGTCTACCCAGATCCAGTCGGTTTTCTTGGTGGGCTTTGCTTTGGGTACCAGGTTCGCCAGATCGGCGCGCCCGGAGCGGTCTTCGCGGCGCACTTGTGCGATGGCACGGTCATGCTCCGTCACGATGGTGGTGTTGCCGTGGGGGATCTCCAGGGCCTGGGCTCCCACACCGACCCGGTAGGACTGGCGCAGGCTCTCCAGTTCGCCCTTGTCCGCTTGCGGCAGGGCCTCCTTCATGGCTTTGATCTCGCGCTTGTGGATGCGATTCTGTTCGCCCACCACCGAGAGGCCATAGGCATCGTTGGCGCTCACCATGGCACCGGCGGCTTCGATCAGCTGGCACACGCCGATGAGTGGGCCACTTCCATTCTCTGTCGCTTCGTAGCATTTGGCGGTTGTCAAGTCGTCCGGGTCGTAACGCAGCACCACCTCGCGGTCTTTCCAGAGCGGCATCCACTCACCCCACCAGGTGCACTTCAGCGCTGCGAGCGTGACACCCCGGCGCCCTACGCGCAGCCGGGCCAGCTTGGTCACGAGCATGGATGCGGTGTCGCTTGAGATGCGTGGCAGGGGGCCATGCATGGTGTAGTCCGACAGCAGGACGGCGGCGCGTGTCTTTCCGCGATGGATCTTGCCGTTGCACACCATGGAGGGAAATGTCTCTGCCATCCACTGGTTCAGATCGCGCTGGAATTCCTCGAACGCGGGGATCTGTGAAGCGTGCTTCAATACCTCTTTGAGGCGATTTGGCTTTTCTGCCGTGCTGCCGCCTTTGTAGGTGCTCCACCACTTGTCGAAGTGCAGCTTCATTTCCAAGAACTGCCGCTCGATCACCTTGGCGCGTGAGCGCTTGGCTTCGGCAAAGTGGACATTGATGCCAAGCAGTGCGGCCACGGAGCCGGTGTGCTGGGTATCGAAGTTCACCACATGCCCACGCTTGACACCGGTCACTTCCGTGTTCTTGTACTCGCGACCGTTGTCCAGGTACCACCAGTCCGGCTTGCCGGATCGCTCCAGGCCGTGGCGCAGGCAGCGCATGGTGTTTTCGGCGCTTGGGGCACTGGTGTGGATGTACCACCCCATGGGTACGTAGCTCTTCATACAGATGAAGGTGGTGATCCATGGGCGCACGGGGCGGGTGGAGCCTTCCACGCTCACCAGGACATCCAGGACGCGCGAGTCGCCCACCCAGATGCGCCCGGACACCAGAGCCGAATAGTCACGCTCCACGTAGAAGCCGTGCCGGTCGAAGTAGCGCTTCTCGCCATCGCGGGCAAACGAGATCACCGCAGGAGCGTACTCGGCGCGCAAGCGGCGCAAGAACGATCCGACGGAAGGGAAGTCGGCTTCTCCGCTAGTTGTGCCTTGGGTGATCGCTTCGCCCAAGGCAGCCAGCCTGGCGTCGTTTGCAGAGATCCGGTTCTCGTGCAGGTAAGCGCGGCAGAAGGTGGAGTACCATTCGTCACGCACGGAGCTTTCACGGCATCCAGATTCGCGCATCAGCAGGCCAATGCGGCCATGCTCGCGGACCAAGGCGCGAATGCGGTACAGGCTCTGTACGGAGACATCGCATTCCGGGTGCTTACGGTTCCAGGCGTCAGCCCATGATTCCAAGGCCTTGCGCCCTGTAATCCCCTCGGTCGCAAGCAAGGCTTGAGACCAGCGGTCGAAGTATTTGCGGGTGCGTTGGTCGGCGCGCTCGTAGGCCTGGGCCACGAGGTCGGACTCGTGAGGGGGGATGTACGGGATGATGCTGCGCCTGGCCTCCCAGCGAGCAATCGTATCCAGGGGGAGAGACGTGAGAAGCACCTCGTGGCGTACGCCTCCTGCACCAACCTTCTCGCTATGGCGCGCGACATACTTTCCCAGTTGAGCGCGCACGGTGCGCTCGGGCTGGGCCAGTACACTTGCCGCATCGGCAATGGATAGCCAGACATCCTCATCGGACTCTGGCAATGCGATGTATGGTTGAGCCGCTCCCATCGATCAAGCTGCCGTTGTGCGCGAAGCGGTGATGGCGCGGAACCAGGTGGAGATGCGCTCCAGGATACTCGGTGTCGGAGTGGGGTCCAGGGTAAAGGCGAAGTCGCCCTGGGAATGATCTGGAGCGTATTCTGCAGCAACCACTTCGAGCATCCACCCACCAGTTGGAGCTGGACGTGCCAGGTACATCAGGGCACGCAGGTGTTTGGCCAGGATGCGGCGCTGGGCCAGCAGGCGCACCTGCTCATCCAGGGCGATGTTCAGCTCGTCACGCAGCCGTGATACGGCATCACGCAGCACGATCTCCTCGTTGTCGTGCTCCAGCTGCATGCGCATGGTGTCGTCGTGCAGAAGCATGCACAGGTTGCGCAGGTGATCGCGCTCCTCCAGGACATAGGCAATAGCCAGCTCCATGTTGCGGATGTGCTTGTTTGCTGTGGCGAGGATATTGTGCAGTTCAACGTTCTGCGCTCTGAGTTCTTGCTGGGTGTTCATGCGTGGGCTTCTTTCGGGGAAAGGCGGAACAGGAAACCGATGACGTGGTCAAGCCAAGTTCCAGTGCGGCGCAGGGTGCGCGGTGCGTGCAGTTCGCTCAGGATCTGCGAGAGTATCCTGTCGGCCTGGGCGGCCCGCTCTTCAGCGGCAATGGCGCGGGCAATGGCGTTGGTGCGGTCGGTGCAGGCCTTGTAGAGATCGGCCCGAAGAGCGTCGCACATTTGCTCGGCACGGCTGAGCCTGGATTCGACTGCGAGCTTGTCGATCAAGGCTTCCGCTAGCCTCTCGGAGGTGGCTGCCAGGCGATCAGTGGCGTCGTCGGTGCGGATGTTTGCGGCATCCACCTCGCCGTGCAGATTGTGGATTGCCCGTGAAGCGGCGTCGAGAGTCGAGACAGCTTCACGTTCAGCCATCTTCATCCGGTAGATGTGCCTGGCCAGGATACGGCGCTGGCGGAGGAGGCGATCTTGGTTCGAAGGGCATCTGACCGGCTTTGATGCATCATCGTCTTCTGCAGCGGTTTCTAGGGACTGTATGACAGCGATCTTACCTGCCTTGAGGAAACGACGGTAGGCGACCACGTCGCGTTTGAGAACCATTCCGTCTGGGCCAGTACCGGGGACTTGGCTGATATCGATATCGAAGTCGGCAGCAAACCTTTCGGCCAACTCCTTTGATTTGATGAAATGGGGATGATGCCTGTTGTGACGACGGGCGCTGATGATCTCGTCCAGTTTGAGGCGGCGCATGATCGGGAGAGCGCCGCGCTTGTCTTCCATCGTTCCTTCGAGGATCAGCCCAAGCTGGTAGCCGCTCTCCAGGTAGGATTCTACGCCGCGCTCCTGGCGGATCAGCTCCGTGATCGCATGCCAGTTGATGATCCCCATGTGGTTGCAGTAGGGCTTGGCCTCTTCCGGGATGAAGACGGAACTCATGCGGCCACATCCATATTTTCCGCGCCGCACTCGACGAGGGTTTTCCAGAGCATGGTCTTCGGAGCGTAGGGAGTCACGCCAGCAGTCCAGACGGGGCCTTTTTCGCAGGGCAAGAGGATTTTGACGAGGAGGATGTCTTCGCTGATGCGACCGTTTACCTCAGCCCACGAGCCGACATGTTCCTTGCGGATCCATGGCGCATGACGCTGGATGCTGTCGAAGGGGAAGGTGATGGTGAGGTCCGGTTGGACACGGGCGGCGAAGGGGTAGGGCTCCATTGCTGCGGCTTTCATGCTGCTTTCAATCAGCTCGCAGGTGCCGAGCAGCTCACCAATGCTTCCGCCATCATCGGCGTAGCACTTGGCGTCAGTGTCTTCGCCATGGAGGACAATGACCTGGCGTCCGCATTCGGTGGCCATCCATTCACCCCACCAGAAGGCGCCCGGATTGGTGCTGGCGATTCCGTGGCGACTGACTTTGCCTCTGGTCACTGCGTTGGTCGTGGCGTTCATGCGGCCACCGCCTGTTCTTCCTGCATGGCTCCGAGTTCCTTCAAGACGGGTTCGATGACGCTGCTGCTGCGGAAGCCGATGGCGACCTCACGGCAGTAGTTCGCGGAGTATTTGCGCCCCAATTTTTCAGAGACAGCACGGGCTACGGCGACCCACGAGATGCGGGTCGCAAAAATTTCCGAGGGCATTGATTGCTCCTTTTGCTAGGCTTTGGCTTGGTGTAGTAGCTCCTGCTACTTCCAACAAGTTAGCGCCAGATATTTAGCGATGCAAGAGGAATTTCATGAAATTCTCAGAGCGCCTGCGGGCTGTTATCAAAGCGTCCGAAAAAACGCAAAAAGAAATTGGAGAGAAAGCGGGCGTATCTCCGGCGACGCTGAACAATTATTTGCGAGGAGCGTACAGCCCTACCGTTGACTTCCTGCAAGTCGTCGCGCAAGAATGCGGAACCACCATAGCCTTTCTTGCAGGAGAGGCGGACGACGGTGATTGCAGTGCTGTACGGAGTTCATCCGACACTCTCCCTCCCCTCCGCCTGCGCGATGCCTTCAAGGTCCTTGGTGCGCCTGATGATGTCGCAGCAGATGTCGATGCGACGCCGAAGCAAGTACGAGACTGGATGAATGGCAAAACGCAGCCATCTCCACAACAGCTTGCCTTGCTCTTCAATGAGGTGGCCCGTGCTGCCGCAGTGCTCATGAACGCTATGGCGAAATCGCGTTGCGATCATGGATCGGAGGGTTTGGAGTCCGAGCCGCAGACCGGCACAGACGGCCCGAGGTAATCGCCCGCACTGGCAACATCGTTCACATCGATTTCAGCAGAGGCTGACGCTTACCGGGGGCTATCCCGGATTACAAACCCGCAGAAGAAAGATCCCGCATGTTTGCATCGATCCTTGAGATCATCGAAGACAATTCTTGGCATATCCTTCGTGAGGGCTTGGTCGTGGTGTTCTTTGAAACGCAGCGCACAACCGAAGACTTCGCGCCCGAGCAACTTGAGTCCAGGCTCAAGAACCGTCGCGCCTTGGGCGATGAGTCATTCTGTGGATTGGGAGAAGAAAGCTTTGTTGTTGATCTCAATGAGCGCGGGATCAATGCGGATCAGCTTGCGGAAGAAATTAGAGCGCACCTTGAGCCGGATGACGAATGCTGGTTCATAGCTACCACATCGCAAGGGGCTGCGATCCGCAAGATTGCATGATCCCCTGGAAACGATTTCAGCAAAGGCTGACGCCGCCAGGTGCGTGACCTGGAACCAAAACCCGTGAAGAGGAGGATGAGATGGCGATCACCTATAAACTTGAGATTTGGCTAGATCACCAAGATGGCGATGGTTGCGTCGTTCCTCAATTCGGGATCTCTGACCACCCCATCAAAGAATTCAAAGTTGGTGAGCGTATATGTCTCACGCACTCGATGAATGCAAAGCGAAATGGCTATTTCGTTGTGCTGTCGGTGGAGACGTTAATGAATCAACAAGGAGGTATTATCACTACTCGTTTGCTTGTGCAGGCGGAATCGTAAAAGAATGCCTCACATCATCGGTGATATCGACTTTGGAGAATCCTAGAATGTATCGCTTCGCGTCTTCCAGTACTCCAATCGCATCTCTGACGCAGTAGCCTTGGAGGCTTTCAATGATGGCGAGGGCTGGATCAATTTTCGATTCCATGTTATGACCTTTCGATTGAGCCTCAGTGGGGCTGCTGTGTGATATCTCGTACTGGCAATGTCGTTCACATCGATTTCAGCAGAGGCTGACGCCTGCCGGGAGCGCATCCCGGAACCAAAACCCGCGCAAAGGAAACTGAGATGGCAAATCCGCTGACCTATGACCTAGAAGTGATCCAGCCTGGAGTCGAACCTGGTACCGGCCCAGTCTTGAGCGCCTCAACGCCCTACGGCCCTTTCACCATAGGTGGCAAGGTGACGTTCAATGGAACGGCTCACGGTTCGTACACGATCAAGAGGATCGAGTACATCATCGGAGGGAGCAAACAGCGCACCCTCCTATTCGTTTCCTGATCAAAGGATGTAGAAGGGCATCTTCTCCAAGCAAATCGTTTGGCTGACGGGTGCCTCTTCGCACACGCAGGTGATCCTGTGAAGGGATTCCTGCAAAGCTTCCTTAGCCAGCCGCACCGAGAGCCCATCGACGGCCTCCAGGATGCTTGAAGTGGCCTTGGCGATGGCCTCTTGCTCTGCGCGATATTGTTCTCCGGTCATGCTCTGTCCTTTCGATTGTGCCCCCAATAGGGCGGTGTACAGGTATCGGCAGATGTGATTGGGCCAATAGCTTTTCGGATGACTGCGAGGGTTTGCGAGGCGTCGATGGTGAAGACATCCTTCGGATCTTCGGCGTCGAAGGCTTGCAGGCCACTCAAGGTGGTCAGTTCATGGTGTGCCATCAGGAGTGCGCGGCGCATAGCGATGCCATCTGTCGCATCGGCAATCAGCAAGGCGCGCATGACAATCCAAACCACTCCGACAGTGGTTGCTCCAATGATCGCGATGATGCACATGCTGTAGAATTCGAACATTTCCTAATCCTTTCAAAGAGCATTCAAGGGCCGGTGAACCACCGGCCCTCCTTGTGTTTACCAGTTGCGGATGATGAGCTCACCCATTGGGGCGGTGGCCTTGATGCCGACCGTGTAGGCCAGTTCCGTACGCTCGATGGTCAGGCCATCGAAGGCCTTGCGCATCTCGGGGATGTCGTTCACCGAGATGATCATGCGCCCCGTGATGGTGCGGGCTAGTTCTGCCAGGCGGTCGTACTGCTCCAGCCCGAACGGCACGCCGTACCCTTCGGTCCCCCAGTACGGAGGATCGCAGTATATCAGGCTGTGGGACCGGTCGTAGCGGCGGATGCACTCGGCCCAGTCCAGGTGCTCGATTGTGGCGTGCGCCAGGCGCAGGTGGGCCTGGGATAGCTCCTCTTCCATGCGCGTCAAATTGAGGCGTAGCGAGCCTGTGGTGGCGGTGCCGAACGTTTGTCCAGAGACCTTTCCTCCGAAAGCCAGTTTTTGGAGGTAGAAGAATCGTGCCGCTCGCTGGATGTCGGTGAGAGTTTGGCTGGGGGTGACCTGGAGCCACTTGTAGATCTCGCGGCTGATCAATGCCCAGCGGAACTGGCGCAGGAACTCGTCCAGGTGGTGCTGCACCACCCGATAGAGATTCACGATCTCGCCGTTCACGTCATTGAGCACCTCGACTCGGGATGGCTCCTTCAAGAAGAACAGCGCAGCCGCTCCGCAGAAAGGTTCCACATAGCACACGTGCTCCCCAAAGAGGGGCAAGATCGACTTGGCAAGCCTGCGCTTGCCGCCGATCCAGGGGACGATGGGCTTTGTCATTTTGTTGTTGGTCTCTGCAGGGAATTGCGGTTTCTGAAAGTGGGAATGGACAGGCCATCCATTCCCTGTGGATGCGCGGGAAATGCGCGTTCTATTGCATTTGAGGCGTTTTTCGCGTATGTTGGGGGCATGTCACTGCCTTCCGCCTGGGACGAATTGACGGTCGAAGACTTCCCTGAGGGAGGCCTCCAGTTGCTTGCGCAGAGCCTTGGGCCGCGTGTTGCGGCTGATGTTTGGCGCAAGTTGCGGGGCACTCGCTTGGAGCCTCCCGTGCGGTTCACGACCGAGTACATGCTGCGGTATGTGCAGGCACATTGGACCGGTGACAATGACGACCAAATCGCCCGCGCATTGGGTTGCACCACGCGCACGGTACGCAATTTGGTGAGCCGGGTTCCCAAGCGCCGCCCCGAATCGTTGCAGATGAGTCTCATCTGACGGGCCTGGCCAGGTAGTCGCGCAACAGGTCCTTGAAGTCCTCGATGTCTTCCTTTTGGATCACAGCGAAGGGGCGAGCCTCTACTTTACGTGAACTGGTTCCGTAGGTATTTCCGCGCCCCGACTTGGTACCACCAGAGTATTTCCCGGTTTGGGACCGATTGCGGGTGAAGATCTCGCTGCGGGCATAGCTGGTCTGACTGCCTCCGAAGTTGTGGATCGCGGCGTAAGGCTTGTCGCTAGAGACAAAGGCGCTGTCGTTGTCGCTGCGTCCTCGAATGGAGTGCATCAGGCCACCCTGCATGCCCATCTTGATGAGAGGAGTTGGATTGTTGGTGACCTTCCACTTGTTGGAGCCACCCAGGATGGACCCGGCGCGATCGTACCTGCCGCCGTCAGAGAAATTCTGCTGCACCGAGTCGACGAGGATCTCGGCACCGGCAGCCATGGGACGACTGAGATCGCCATTGGCCAGGTGTGCCAGAGTATGACGCGCATCTTGAGAGCTGAAGGTGAGCTCGATTCTCATGTTGCGCTCCAGCTGTAAGGGGCGTATCTTCTGGAAGGAATCTCCTCGAAGCCTAAATCGAGACGCACGTAGGACTGTCCCTCCGGGAAACCGGAGCATACAGGTGGGAGTCGGAACCTAGCGCACCGACCGAGGAGCATTCCAACCTCCTTCATAGGGTCGTCCCGACTGTACTCAAGGCGCTTGCCTCGACTTCGCTTGCGGTCACCAGGGTCATGTTCCCAGATGCATCGCGCTTGAACACCAGTTTGGTATGAGCATTGACACGCTTTGAAAGCCCTTTTGCTGACGCGCGCGCAGGACTGTAAATGATCAAGTTGTCGCCATCCCAAACGGCACGGTATGGTGCCGCCAATATGGCGGGGATCTCTTGAACTTGCTCAAGCGTCAAAGCTTGGACGCTTGACTTGGTTGGGCGCAAGGCGTGCTTGATGGCATTATCATCGGTAACGACGACGGGCGATATCGATTTCCCTGCGGCTTTGGTGACCTTGGATAGGAGCGGATGATCTATCCATCCAATCGCAACGCTTTCGCCTTTTGCGATTTCGCTTGCCTTGATGCCTTGGGTCCAAGTATTCCATTGCGATGCGCGGCTATTGAATAGCCCGGTATCCTTTGCAATCGAATTGACGAATGTCTTTTGCGCCGGTTCAGGCAGCGCCGAGATCTTCCTCCAGGCCAGATCCTCTACGGCGCGGGCATTGCGGGAAACATCGTAAGCCCAACCCGGATCGGGGTAAAAGCTCTTGCCTCCTCCCAGGTCGATCCCTTGGATCTGCACCTCCGGTCCGTCGCGCCCTACGCGAGCCATCTTGGTGACGAGGGTGGATTTTTCCGGAAGTTCCCCTTGACGGCGCGCCTTGCGTTCGGTGATGCTGTTCATGCGGCACTCACACCCCCAGCCATTGCGAGGGCGGATGCTTGACAGCGCTGGGTCGTCTGCTCGGAAGATGCGCCCATCCAAGGCTTGATGGGCGGCGCGTCGATTCTTCCCATGGTCAAGTACGTGGTACTGCTGGTAGGGCAGCAAGTCCGCCAGGTCATCCATGGTCTTGTAGTGGCCGGCATCGTAGGAGACGGCCTTGTTGGTCTGGTAGATGGTCTTGAGGCGACGCGGCGTTCCCAGGCGTGTCCACTCATCCTGGCCGGTCTGGGGATTGCGCACCAAAGACTTCTGGTCCGGCTCGTCCCCCGACCACCATCCCTTGGCTCGCAAGGTGGGTTCCAGGGTGCGCCGAAACTGCTCAAAGGTGCGGCCTTCGCGGATTGCCCGATCGACCTCCTTGTGGATGTCGGCCAAGATGTCGGCCCGCGTCATGCGGGCGACGAAGAAGGCGCGGCTATGCCCATGCCAAAGGACGTCGGAAGACTTCCAGGGGATCTTGGGGTTGGGAATGCCCTTTGCCGCCTTTGCCACATCGCCGGGGCTGGGCTTGTTGGGCAAGATGCGCTTTTCCCAGGCGGCAATGGCTTGCTCGGCTGGCACGCCAAAGAGCTTGGCGACATCCTGGGTGGATACGTCGAGGCTTATCCCCAGGCGTTTTTTCGGAGCCTCAGGCATCGGCATCCAAGGTGGCTTGAGCGTCCTTGGCTGCGTCGGTAGCTCCAGCCAGCTCCGACAGCACGCAAAAGCTCTCCAGCGCGTCTTCCAACTCCTGGGCATCCATTTCGGCGAACTCGGTGTCCAGGAGTTTCAGGAACTCATCGTATCCCGACGAGCGGTTCGCCATTTCCATGATGGGCTTGGCCAAGGCATTGGCCTGCTTTCCCAGGGCTCCGTCTGGCAGCTGCTTTAGCAGATCCTGCAAGACCTCGTCGGGGTGGTCATGTTCGGGAGCCTCACCGAAGGCCGCCGCCGCATCCATCGGGGCCGGAGCGGCCTTGTCATCGATCCGACTGATGTGCTCCGGGGTGAGATCGTAGACGTCCTCGAAGTAGCTCTGGGTAAAGCGCACACCTAACCGGTAGAGGCCCTGGTCGCGTTGCAGCCGAGCGGCCTTGAGGTCTTCGGGCATGTGGATCTGAAACCACGGCAGCGGGCCCGGCAGACCGTTGACGTCCCAGATCCAGGTGATGAGCTGGTTGCACAAGGCCTCGACGGCATTGGCGTCATCCAGAGCAAGATCAGCGCGCACCTCATTGGCTGACCTGGCGGCTCCATAGGTGCCTCCAGCGTCGGGGGCTGTGGACAGCACTTCGCCCAGCCATGCCGTTGACATTTCCTCATCCGCCCACTTGACCAGGTCGGGGTGAGGCAGGCTTCCGCCGGCTTTGGCTTCCAGCAGCTCGACGCTCGAGTTGTCCGGGATGACAGCCGCAGCTGCGCGCACCATGGATTCCAGCCGCATCAGGAGATCGAGCTTCTGCGGCTCGGGCATGGATGCCGGGACCTTGCCGACCGTCTTTGGCAACCCGAACTTCTCGCAATAGAGCGCCCAGAATTTCAGGCCGCCGCGCTTGAAGGCGAGTGGCCAGAAGCACTCGCTCATGATGGGCTTGCCGTAGGGGTTGAGGTAGTCGGCGCGATGTCGCGCCACCAGGAGCTTGCGGGGTGGGACGATCTGATTGAGCCCAGTGTCATCCAGGAAGCGGGTCTCTCCGCGCAGCCCAAACCGGAACCACTCCTGCGGACGCGGGGCAACGCGACGAGGCACGATCCAGTCATCCACATCCCAGATCACTTCCTGGACGGAGTATCCAAAGGCTCGCGACTCAAGGGCCGTGTCCGTCATGGAGCGCACATCCAAGTGATCGAAGGTGTCCTGCAGCTTGGCGGTGGCTCGCGCCGACGCCTTGCCTCGCTCGATGCTCCAGGGACGCGCCGTCACGGCGGCGGTGCGTTTGGACATCACGGCAGACAGGTGCCCGTCCACCATGGTGCGGTAGACCGACAGGGACTTTCCTTCCGCCCGCAGGATCGGGTCGGGGTTGGGCAAGCCCTGGAGGTCGGACATTTGAAGAATGAGCTGGCGTGTCGTCAGCTCCTGCCCCAGTCCGCCCTCATCCAGGCGTGATTCCCCGAAAGATATGACCTCAGCTCCCCGATTTTGGGGTCTACCACCGCTTTTGGATCGGTTTTTGGGACGGTTCGAGTGTTTTTTGGCCATCAGGAAGCATCTCCTACGGGGTTGTATGGCACGGATCGACGGAAACCGCTTGAAGACCGCTTTAAATTCCGCAGCAGCCGGTGCGGTGCTGTCGTTGTGTGTCTGGATTTTGACGCGCCTTCTAGGGCCATTTCTGCGCCCGTGTGGCGGTGCTCGATTTTTGAGTTCGGCACGAATCGCGTTTTTAGAGGGGGAAACCCTATCAAGCACCCTGAGCGGGTTTGGTTTTGTCTCATTTGACCGTTTCGCGTTGACGATCGTTTGAAGGCTTTAAAGTCGTTTGAAGATCGATCTTCAAATCCTGCGCCAGACCGAGGCATCTTTGAATTGACAGGATTTGTCATTTCATGGCCGCCCATGCATCCAGGCTTCCATGGCTGTACGATCCGAACACCTGTGTCATGTCGCCTGTGGGCAACACCGCGCTGGACATCACCTCGACAGGGCCGCTGTCGCTGCACCTGGCTGCCGCGATGCCAAGGGCCAGCGCCCAGAAGTGATCTCCGTGCCCGCTCTCCTCGTCGTGCTTGGCATCGTAGCGCACCTGGTTGGTGCTGCTCACCGACTTTGCCACGGCATGCAGGCCTTCCTTCTGCTGCTGGTCCATGGGCACAAGCACCGCCGCGTCCTGGAACTCCTGCACCATGCGGGTCGCCAGGGCGTCCTTGATGGCTGATGTGAAGGTCACGGCCTCCACGCGGTAGGTACCAAAGAGATCCTGCGCCTCCTCTGCCAATTGGGCTCCGATGCCTGTAGCATCGATTGAGGCCCGCACCAAGCGAGGGTGCCGCAGAAGCTCCCACAGCACTTCTTTTTGCCGTCGGAAGGGAGTCTTCTCCAGGGCGACCAGGTGGCGCGTGTGCAGCACCATGCCGCACAGCTCCAGCACGTAGATGACCGTGAGATCGCGGCGCCGGGCGATATCCATTCCCAGGTACAGTGGCCCGGTGGCACGGGAGAGGCCCAGGATCCCATCGCGCTCCACCGATTCAATTAGGGCGTACGGGAGCAAGGCATGCGCCTCGTCCTGGGCAATGCCCATGTACTCCTCCAGGAACTGTGCCTCATTGAGACACTGGGCGCGCTGGCTTGCGATGTAGTCGGCGCGCTCCTGCGCCGTCGTAGGGCGCCCCTCGATCTGATCCAGCATTCCCTCGTCCACGGCCTGGACAATGGTGACCAGGTGCTCGGACCACTGATATTTGTTGCTCTGGCCTTTGGCGTCGTCTTTTCGGTTGCCCAGCTTGCAGAAGACGCAGCCCATGCCGTTTTGGGTGGAGATGATGCGGATGGAGTGGCCACGCGCTGCAACGGGCTGAGCTGCCTTCCAGAGATCGCGGTCGCGCTTGTGGTGCGCAAACTCGTCGATGACCACCTTGCCGCCCTTGCTGCGGAACTGGCTGGGATTGCTGGAAAGGACGGTGATGCGGCTGCCGTTGTGGAACCTCACGACCGTGGCCGTGGCCTCGCTTTCGTCGGCGACCTCCAGGGGGTCGTCAGACTCGAACTCCACATCATCCAGATCCGCTTCGGCAACATCCGACCTCTGAACCAACAGGTTGGCAACGCCTACCCACATCAGCAGGTATTCGATGTACTCGATGCCCGAGGTCTTGTCGGCGGAGCTGAACCACACGGAAAGCCCCGGCGTGTCGATGCAATCCAAGACGTCTTCCAGGGCTTGTATCCAGGTCCCACCGATGCGGCGGCTCTTGACGAACTTCTTGAGACGGCTGCGGTCCATCAAGTAGGCGACTTGCCACTTGGTCAAGAGGTGCAGGAACGGCTTGAGTGTGGCTGCGTTGCGCTTGCAAGCCCCCTTCAATGGTGCTTCATCCCGCAAAGGAGGCTTGGGCTTGGCTACGACTTTGCGAGCCTGCGCCGTTGCCGTAGGCTTTGCCTTGCGCGGCGTTTTCACTTGAGTCCCAGCCGCGCCCGGATCTTGTCGTTGAGATCCTTGTTGCGCTGCTCAGGTGTCGACGCGCCCTTCTTGGGAGGGTTCTTCTGCTGGTACTTCCAGGCGTTGAGCGCCGTCTTGACGATGCGGTCCAGGTTGGCGATCGCCGCCTTGTCAAGCTTGCCTTCCAGCAGGTCGTCTTTGATCTTGCGAGCGACAACCGTACCCAACCCCATCAGCTCCGCCGCAAACGTTTCGGACGAATTGGTCAGGGCCGCCTTCTGGGAGTCCCATGTTCCTTTGCTCAGTCCATCGTCATCCGACCAGTTGTGGATGGTGCGCTCGGACACGCCCAGGCGCGTAGCAATCTCGCGCTTGGTGAGTCCATGGATGACGTACAGCTCGCGGGCCTGGGGACCCAGGTCATCGCGCTTGCTCATGCAGCCCTCCCAAGTTCGGCGCCGTCATTCTTGGCGGCGGCGCGTGGCGCAGACTGGGGTGCATGCCCTTGGATCCGTAAATCGATTATGATCTCCATGACGTTGTCGAGCTTGGTGTGGAGTGCGTCCTGGGAGACCTTCAGTTCCTTCTGCCCCTTTTCAAGTTCCTGCAGGCGATTGTCGCGAGAATCCAGGAAGACCTTTTGGACGAGCCAAGAGAATGCGCTCCAGGCCGGTTTCACCATTGTCATGATTGCCCCGACCAATCCGGCCCACCAGAAAAAGGAATGATCCGTTCCGGACCGGCTTGCTGTATCTTGTATCAGGGACATGAAATGAATGTGATGCGACTCTTTGGAATCGTATCACGGCGCATTCCCTGAATGAATCGCGGAATGGAATGTGGAATCGCTCCAAATACCGCGCATCGATTCCGCCCCAAATTATGAAGCATGACCAAGCGTGCTCCACTATCGGTTACCCCCGTCAATCCCTGGGTGAAAATCCTTTATCCGGGAACATTCACCTCCTTGAGCGGCAAGGAGGTGACCTTCACTTCCAGCGATGTGGCTTCCAAGGTGGAGGCCATCAAGAAGCAGCTCTCCAGCGGGTACACGCCTCCTGCCGTGATTGGCCACCCCAAGCACGACAGCCCGCGCGTGGCCTCCGTGGTGGAGGCAAAACTCGACGGGACTGACGGATACGTCCGGGTGGACGAGCTGACGCCTGAATTCGCCGAATCCTGTCGCAAGGGCGAATACAAGTACAACAGCCCGGCCTTCTACGCAAACGGAGGCTTGCGCCACCTGGGGATTTTGGGAGGATGGAACCCATCCCTCAAGGATCAATCCGCTCTGGAATTCGGTGAAGGACTGTTTGCCGAATCTGACATGGCCTTTGGTTGCAGCACCACCGATGACCTCCTGGTCTTTGGGGCTCCTGCCGACTGGGGCACGGTGGTGGGAGGGTGGCTCAATCGCCTGGCATGGCGGCTGAAGGAATTGGGTACTCTGCTGCGCGGCCAGCGCGAAGCCATCATCGAGGACAAGGGCATCGAGGCGGCCGACAAGATCTTGCCTGCCTACGCGATCGAGAATCTC